CAGGACCAAATTCATCCGTGGTTGTGGTTTGGTCTTCAGCATCAACTAAAGCTACAACTTGAACACCAGGTTTAAACACCTTACCTTGAGAAGTTTCACCATACATATTTACTTCTGTATCTTGAGCTGAAATTTTATATATAATTACCTCTTGATTAATTATTCCATCTTTGTTAGTAAATAAATCACCAACTAATTCTTTATTGAATTTATCGAATGTATCAATATCTTTCTGAGGATAGTAACGTCCTGCCATAATTTTATCCTATATAGATTGGGTACGGAACTTTTTGTAATTTTTCTTGTAAAAACTCTGCTTCATCTTTATCAGCTTCAAGTAGAGCTCTTCTACTTGTCTGTTCTAACATTTCTCTCAGTTGTGTCACAAGAACTTCTTTTTCAGTAGCCGCTTCTGAACGTAACGTATCACCATCTAAGGTGGTATCTGCATTTGGTATTGGAATACTACCATACTTGGAACGTATCAAACCTAATAATTCTTTACACAAAGCTAAAGCGTATTTTCTAATCCATTGTTTACCAACATCGTTGATGTGTTTATACTCCATGTTATCGTATTGAGCGTTAGAGAAATCAGATACTACATCAGCGGAACCACTATATTCTGTTTGTAATGGGTCATCTCTATCACTCGTTACAACGTAATCAAAGTAAAGTGTTTTATTTGATTCTGGGTTTGGAAAAACTCTTAATTTATTATTTGTTAACGTAAATGAATACGCAGACTTTCTAATTGAATCATTTAATTCAATAGCTTGTACTCTTAATAAATCTTCAAATAAAGGCATCAATGTAAAAGATACAGCTGGTGAATAATCACCAAAACCAAATCCCTCAACCATATTTATCGTACCATACCCAGTTGTAGCATAAGGGTCAAAGAATCTTTGCATTGCTGGTGTAGCTTCATAATATACTCTTTTGACTTCTATAGCATTACCACTCTCTGAAGCTTCTGCAAACGTAGCATTTAAATCATATTCTTGTGAACCACTAACAACAGATATTGAACCTTTTTTTAAATCTACATCACCACCAACACCAGCTTCTGTACCATATTGTTTAGATAGTTTGATTGTTTCCCCCATAGTTCTTGATATTCTTTTGTGAGTAAAATTAGAACTTGTTGGTTGACCTCTTAAACTCAATAGGTTATCTTTTATATTAAATTGATTTACTTGAGCTGAGTACTCGGTAATTGCTTCTTCATAACACGCATAAAATGAACCAGATTGTAATTCTACAGCCATTATAGGGTAACCTAATCTTCTAGCTGCCCAATCCGCAAATTTATCAACTGAATTATTACTTGAACCTGAAAACTCTGTATCTGTATCATAAAAACCGTATGGTGTTTGACCAACTGCGAATGTACTATTACCTTCCCAAATAGGTTGTTGAGCCATTTTATTCTCCTAAAAAATGTTCTTATTCACTAATAAATATAACAACTATAAATAAATAAAAAAAAGGGGAGACCGAAATCTCCCCTTTTTAAGTTTGAGGTGATGAACACCTCTATGACAACTAAGTTTAAGTTAATTAAACTTTGTCTATGTCTGCTACGACAACTTTACCGTAGAATTCAGGTCTGACAACTTCCTTAGCGTATCTTGTCATTACACCTTTTCTTGGGGTGAAGTTAGTTGGGTCGTATACAAGAGGTGTCATAATCATCGGTACGTAAGGAGCATACACAGCACCTGTTTCTAGGAAGTTACTTCCACGGAAACCAACAAGAATTACATTCTCGAACTGGTATGGGTTCTTATATACTGTGAATCTGTTGTTCAACAATCCAGCTTTCTGTACACCCATAGCGTAAGAAGCGTTTGTTGAAGCACCATCAGAATCGGTTGCATATCCAGGAATTGATTCGAGGACTGTTGCAACTTCAGGAGAAACTACGATAAAGTTAGCTCCACCTCTAAGTGTTTTCTGATGAATTGCGTTGGAAACAGACTGTATCTTGTTACCAAGAGTCTGGAACCACTCACCTTTTGTGTAAGCGTTTGAGTTAGCAGAGATTTCTTCGAAAGCTGTACCTGCATTGTTTAACTCAAATCCTACTTTAGCTGACCATTTTTCTGTCTTAGCGATAGCATTAAGACGAAGCATGTCAAGGATTTCTAAATCGATTTCCATTGAAACGTACTCACTTAATAGTGAAGTAAGTTCTGCTTCAGCATCAACTGAATGGTATGCATTTAAGTCTTGTGCTAACTCAGGTGTCCATACTGCTTTCAACTTACGTGTTTTAGCAACTATAGGAATTGAACGCATTGCGATATCAATCTCTGGGATACCTGAATCAGTTGCTGGTTCAGTTGGTGTATCTTCAAAGTCACCACGTGTTGTGTCAGTTGGTTGCTGATGATAAAGAACAGAAACACTTGATGCTATTGAACCTTCATCAACAATAAAACGTACGTGTGATGCACTACCGTCTGAAGGAGCAACTTCATTACCATCAACACCATCTAAGATTTTGGTGTATGCTGGATAGAATGCTGTAAAAGCAGCTGAACCAGTTGGTTTAAATGCTCTTACACCTTCTTTATCAGGTCTTGTCATATCAGCCAAAGGTACGTCAAAGGCCTTCAAGTTTGACAAAGAACTAGACAAGTCTGGTTCAAAATCAACGTCTGACCAAGCTACAGAACTTGTGATTGCTGCAGTTGCTCTTGTAGCTGATATTTTATCGTTAACAGAG